TAAGGATACTTCCACTTATAATTTACTAACTCAAATGTTCGTTGCCCTGATACTACTCTATTGTAATCATCTTGAAAACTATGAATGTAGAATTGTTTTGCTCCCACATTATCATTTGGTGGAGATACTGCAGCTCCTGTATGAACCACAAGATCAGAAGCATTTGACTCCTCTACAGTTATATCGTAGAATATTACATCCTCTGTCTCACGAAAGACAACGTGTTTTTTATAATGAACATCACTCATTTATCGCCACTTAGTTAATGGTTTAGTTTCAATTAATTTTGCTGTTTCTATATCATCACTCTCATCTGGATTTGTATGATAGGTCACATCTTTTAAAGTTTTAAGATACTCTAAAACGTGTTCTCTAATTTCCATCAAGTCTTCATAACATCCCTGATTATATGCACATCCACGCAAATCGTGGTCTGGTTTCATTACAGATTCAGTAAAAAGGTCTAATGCCCTTTGATACTTGACAGATGGTGCTTCATCCCCGATTGAGTTTTGATCGTGCATTTTTTTCTTTTTTAATTCCCTTTTGTATGTATATCATAGCACATTCAAAATTCTTTGAGAAGTGTTCTATGATACCATTGTGGACTATGGCAAACTTTCTTCCGTTTGATGGTACTGCAGCCCACATACCATCTTTAGATACCCAACCATTTGGTTGACCAACTTTGGCATCAAGCAAAGTCAGATTCTTGGTTGGATAAAAAGATTGGTAATTGTCTCCTCTTGCCATTAAAATACAGCAGTAACGCTAATTACTCTTGCATTTGGATTTCTTGCAAGTGCGACTTGTCTTGCTTCCTGATAGTCAACTGCTCTAACTTCTTCGTTGAACACTTGACCTGCCACGATGAGTTGTACTCTACAACGCATTAGAAAAACCTCCCTTTGGTTGCAAATTTAACGATTGCGAATGATGAACCAATACAAAATGTCATCAATGCAAATGTGAGAACGAATCCTTCAATCATAGTATCTCCTTTGTTTACTCTTCTATTATATAATATCCAAGATGTTTATGCAAGGTTCTTGTGCCACTTTGTTAACTGGTTGATAATCTTGTATTCTTTTCTGAATTAAGTTACCATAGTCTTCATTGAGTTCACACCCAATATAATGACGATTAAGTGACTTTGCAACTGCAGCTGTAGTTCCTGCACCCATAAATGGGTCAAGAACTGTATCTCCTTCTTCACTCCCTGCAAGTATGCAAGGTTCAATTAAATCTGGTGGATATGTTGCAAAATGAGCTTCTTTATATGGTTTAACTGTTACTGACCAGACAGAGCGTTTATTCTTTGTATTTGATGACACAACTTCATCTGTTTTTAATTCATAATACGTCAATCCCTCATCAATTATCTCATATTCATCTATATGTTCTCTTACTTTTTTCCAATCTTCAATACTTGGATATGAGAACCCAGACTCATCAAATCTAAACCAATGCTCTATTTTTGTTAATGGAATATCAGTATGCTCTGCTAGTATTTTTGCTTTAGTTTTTGACCTTAAAAATTCAACTAACTCTTTTTGCGTTGGTAATTTAGTGCGTACTGCAATTAAATTATCTCCACGATTTGCGTGAATACCCTGTCTGTGTTTTGCTTCATTTTCTTGTGTTACATATTTTCCATGTTTTGATGTCCAGACAGAGCGTTTATTCTTTGTTGAATATGATTTTGTAAGTCCGCTATGGGGTTGGAGTCCTGTTCCTTCGTTGTGATATTTTCCGTTGGTTCTATCTCTTGTTCCCCAATCTTTTGCGGGTTCTTTGATTGCTTCATTGTTGTAGTGATATTTTCTATTTTTACTGAACAAAAATATATATTCGTGTGACTTTGTACACCTATCTTTTACACTCTCAGGCATCGGATTTGGTTTATGCCAAATAATATCTTGTCTCAGATACCATCCGTCTTTACGCATAGCAAATGCAAACATCCAAGGGATTCCGATTAAGTCTTTTTCTTTGAGTCCATCTAATTTGTTGCCACGTTTATTACAATTATCTGGTAAGTCTTGTTTTGTTTTAGATACAGATTGTTTCGGATATGATTGACCTTTTCCTGGTCGATAATTATAATAACTATCTCCTAGATTAACCCACAAAGTTCCATCATCAGTTAAAACATCCCTGACACCACGAAATACATTTACAAGATTTTCAATATATTCTTCGGGTGTTTCTTCAAGTCCTATCTGACTATCTTGTCTAATCGCACCACACTTCGGGCAAACAGTTTTATATATTGCATCGCCTACCCCTGCCATTTCATCGTGATTTTTATGTCCAGTAATACAATTCTTAGGATTAACTTTAGTGTCTCTCCTATGATTACAATTAGGGTCGCCACCTATCCAAGTAGCAGTTCCATAATCTCTCAATCCGTAGTATGGTGGGGATGTCACGCAAGTTCTTGCACTCTGTGGTAAAAATGCACTTAGTGTTTCCTTGCAATCTCCAAATAAAATTGTGTCCTTCATCTTAATAAAATAGTTACTTTACTAATTGCTATGGTCATTAAAAAACATAACATAATAACAACATCGAATTGTTTATGTTTGATATAAAATGGCATACAAATTAAATCTGCTACAACGTGCATCATAGCACCATAAAGTGTTGATATGTGTAGTATAACAAAATATGCACAAATAATCAATACCGAACCAGTTACTCTGCCAACAACTAATAAATTCATCCGTATGTGTGTATGTTATAGTGAGTTCTAACTGGTTTATATTTTGGTATAGGTTTTACCTTGACCACTTTGTATATCCTGAGTAGTTGTTCTGATTTTAGCATAGATTTAGAAATTTAGGAACTGTTGATCTGCCTGCTGATACAAATATGATAGATTAATTGGTGGTAGTATTGGATTTATAACACCAATATTACATTCTATATAATCTCCATGTTTTAATTCTATCATCGCTCCATCAGCACCCTCTTGGTATAAACTTCTTGCGTGTTCATCTTCTACAACTACAACTCTCCTTGCTGTAAGATCAATAACAAGTAACCAATCAAATGTACTGATTTGTCTAAAGTCTTCTACTGTTTTAGTCTCACTAAGAAATGATTTAACTTTAAACTTCTTAGTTGCCTTTGGGTCTTTGACTTTGTAAAATAAGTTCTTACCCATCTTAAGTTCAATCTTCTTATCTTCCCACTCAAAGTCATAACCATTTTGGTCAACTCTATCAATGTTTGAAAACTTATCTAAAGCTTTCTCTACCATAGTTGCCCTTGCAAAGTTATCTGCATTGGATGTAAATCCTTTGTCAGAATATAAAGAGTCAACAACTCCAAATACTCTATCCCAATCTACATTTGTTTCTAGTTCTTTAATTAAGTTCATGAGTTTACTACGGAAGTTGCCGCCTCTCCTTTATTAAAAATAGTGTCAACAACTGCTTCGACCTTTCTTGCAGTTGATATACCCACGTTAGAGTAAACTGGAATACATACAAGTCCGAATACTTTGTCTGCATTACCCTTACGAATAACTCTACCGATTGTCTGTGAGATACCTATATAATCCATTGAACGCATAAACAATACTGCTTCAAGACCATTGACATTGATGCCCTCTGAGAGTATGCTGTGATGTAGTACAACAAACTTCTTTCCGTTTCTACCCCACTCATTAAGAGTATTAAAGAAAGTCTCTCTGTCAACCTTCTCTCCATCAATCATAGCACCTGTCTTTGCTGTGATAAACATATAAGAGTAACCACGAATCGCAAGTTGCTGTACAAAGTCTGTCTGTGATACGAGTGCAACAATCTGTCTGGTTGACTTAGCACATATCAATACTTTGTCCTTATCAAGATTGTCAATCGCACCAATCATTTGCTCATTGTCTCTGTCTGCCACCAACTCATCTTTCTTGAGTATTCTTGAACGATACACCTTAACTTTAGGTGGTAGTATGTAACCCTGCTTGACTAACTTTGGTGCAGGTACTTGACATATCACACCACCATATACCTCTGTCCAGTTCATCCCTGCCTTGACAGGAGAACGACTATGCTTTGGTGTCGCAGTAAAGAAGTAACATCTGTGAGCATACTGAGAGAAGTAATCAGTAGCAGGGAAAAAGTTTTTCTGAACTGAGTTGTGTGCTTCATCAAAGTAGATAGTATCAACATTGATACCTGACTCTTCAATCCTGTGTAGTGAGTGATAAGTTGTAAATATAATTCTACGACCACCCAAGTTCTGCTCAACAAACTGTTGTATCTGAAATGGATTGGTGCTACTAAACACATTTTTGATTTTACCACTATGAACGTGCATCACATCAACATCATTGTACTTCTCATCAATGATTTCCATAAATTCATGTGATAGTTGCTCTGCAAGTAGTATGCGTGGTGCAACGACTACAACTGTGCCATAGTATTCTAATTGCTTGACAGCATCCATAATCATACAGATAGTCTTACCACCACCAGTAGGAACAATGACTTGTCCTTTGTCATGGTCTGTCATTGATTGAATTGCTTGTTCTTGATGTGGTCTTAGTTGCATTAGTGTTCTTTAGATGTCTATATTATAGCAGTTGTGATAGTGGTGTGGTAACATCCTGTGACACATTAGTAAGTGGAACATCATTATCATATGACCAAATAGTTCCACCTGTATATCCACGTTGAGTATGAACTGCTGCTAACTGAAATCCTAATTGTGGCCAAGGTTTCTTTGGTGTATCAACACAATATATTTCTTTCACAGCAAATCCGTATGACCTCATTTCTCTAATTCTTCTTTTTGTAGTGTAGTGATTAATAGTCGTCAAGTAAACAATGTTATCTGATATTTTCATTCCATGCTCTAAAAATGCTTGCATCTTCGACCACGGTGGATTTGTAATAATCCAATCAACTTTTTTCTGATATAATAGGAAGTCTCTTCCCTCTCCTAGTTCACACCAATCTTTATTGTCCGTATCGTAATTGTCATAAAATGCACCTTCTCCTCGACTAGGGT